GGCTGCTTTAGCCGAAACTTCTAGAATCTTCATACCATCTGCCCCATCATGACCGGCAGAAACGATACTATAAAGTGCTTTAGCGGCCTCCGGAGCCTTGATCGGTATCTCTTGGGTTATAGACATAACCTGATTCATAAAACCGGTCATATCATCCGTCACCTGCGTGGAAATGGTCGCCACTTCCAGCATGTTCTTCCGGAACTCTTTTTCAAAGTCGTATGAGCTTTTTGCAGCTTGTGCAAAAGCAGTTGCCGCACTGATACCGATACCACTGAATATATCAAAAGAGGTCACCTCGCTTGCCAGAGTCTTGATAATTCCCATAGCCTCGCGTTTCCCTTCGTATAAACCGGAGTTGTCGATACCAGTAGCCATAAATAAGGCTCCATCCCTATTTTTGATTCCCATAATCCGTTTATGGTAAAATATAAACTAAAAGCATTTGTATTCAGGAATCTTTTGTATATTTGCTGTATGAGTCCAACGGTTTTTTATAAAAATGGAATGCGTTTCTTTTTCTTCTCTTTAGAAGAAAACAGAATGCATATACATATCAGACAGGCAGAAAAAAAGGCTAAAATTTGGATAGAACCTTCTATTTCTTTGGCTGAGAATAAAGGTTTTTCTTCAACTGAAATTTCAAACATACTAAAGGAGGTACAAAAACATGAGCGCATTATTAGAGAAAAATGGAACAACCACCGCGGAAGTAACAATGATTAATGCACGCGGTATCCTCCTTTTCGTAGGAGGAAAGGAATATTATCTATCGTATGACAGATATCCTTGGTTTAGAAATGCAAAAGTTTCGGATGTATTGGATGTAACCATGCCGGATGAAGAATCGTTGCGTTGGGATGCAATCGATGTGGATCTTGAGATCGACAGCATAATTCATCCGGAACGTTACCCGATATCTTTTTAACGAACAAAGCCCTGCTAACTTCACAGTCCGCAGGGCTTTCTTACTACCAAACAAATCAAAATTTATCACTATGACAAAACCTTTTCTCTATTTTCAATGTAATATATAGTTATGCAGATAAAACTTTCTTTATCCGTTTCACATGGCCTGTATCGAAGTCAACCATTTCAACCCATTCTCCATCTTCCTCTTTAATTGACGTATCTTCCGAATGAAAATCTTTGACCCTTCGACTCATCAAATAACCACGTTCACGAAGCATGCCGACCAACAAAACAAAGCTGCTATCCAATATTTGTTCATGAGAATAGCCGAAAGCCTCGTTGCAGGTCACTAAGAACATGAAGCTGCTTTGAGGGCCTTCTTCTTCCATGTCTCGCTGTTTTTCTGAAGGGCTATTATCTCCACTTCGCTTAACGGGCTCACAGCTTCCAGCGCTATGATAGTACGAGAAAAAGGGTTACAGCCTATCCGGTACAAGACGGCATTCAGAAGGATATAGATATCCTCCCATGTACAGTTGTCTTTCAGAACTTCCCGGAACCAGGCCGGCATATCACCTTTCTTATTATGAATGCCAAGGCATACGATTTCAAAAATAAGTTCGTCATATTTGGCTATCAGTTCGGCGACTTGATTGGAAAATCCTTTATTCTTATCAGAAATCAAAACCTCTCTATCCTCTTTATCGATATAAAGCAAAAGAGGCTTTATTCTAAACCAGGTGCGGACAGTGATCGGAGTTATGGCGATACTATCCCCTACCGTCTTTCCTTCCGGTAATGATTCAAGCCGGGTAAATTCAAACGGAATGGTTACCGGCTGACAAGAAACGGATTCACTTTCTAACTGGAGTACTTGTTTTACACTCATATTTTCGATTAAAATATAAAAGCCCCGGATAGTTCCGAGGCTTTCGATAACCTAAACAACAGTCCTTAATTATTCTGCTGCTTGTACGGCTTCTGTTTCTGCGCTTGTCTTCTCTCCGGAATACAAACCGTTTGCCGTAAACTTGACAAGGATTTTATCGCCTTCATTTTCCGGCTGGATCATATAACTGTCACCAATAGCCCCCTCAATATCTTGGGCTTCTCCCTCGCCATCCACTTTACGTTGCCATTGGAAATCACCAGTCGCTTCCGCTGGTGTCAAGGTGGCCATAAGCGTTTCACCAACTTTGGGTGTACCGGTGATTACAACTGCCGTTACCGGAGTAAGGGTTACATTCATCACCGCCCGACCGAACGAAGATCGTTGCTGCCCTGCAGAGGTAATTGCTGCCAAACGGGTACATTTAACTAGCAAAAGGTCTGTTTGTTCTGAAGACGGAGCCTGACTCAAGCGGGCACTGACTTTACAAATGGCAAATGTATATTCCGTATACTTACCTTTGTACGGTGTTGTCTGTATCTTGAACGATTTGCGGATATTTGGAATATCAATTGGAGCATTCCACTTACCACCACTTACAGAACCACCACAAAACGCGAGCATCTCCTGAGCTGTCGGCGACGGGATAGCAAATTCAAAACTATCCGGGTCGCCAGCCTTATCGAATGACTCCCAGGGATCTTTCATCCCTTCCGCACGGAAATCGACAGAGGTCGCTTCATTGAAATTGAAAGCAACTGAGCCTTCATGAACGATCGGACACTGTGTATAAATAGAGGCCGGAACACCATCACCGGGGTCACCATATCCTAAGAAGGATACGCCTACCGCCAAACTTCTTTCATTAGCCATATTCTTAATCTATTTCTGTTATTACTTCAAATCTTATATTCGTACAATCGAAGCCTTCTTTTGCTTCGCCAAGAGGTTCGGACCATACGATCCGAGATTTCCAATACATGCCGAAAGGAGGTCTGATGTTTCGTAGCGCAGACTTAACTTTTCGTGTCACTCCTTTCATTAACTGACGGTCAGGCATACCGTTCTTCTGCTTTTTCACAAATACATTGATATTGACCGAACCTTTATTCACAACCTCTGTTTCATTTAGCGTGAGCATCCGGACTGTGATGTGGTTCTTCGTTTCCCCATCACCGGAGCGATCCTTGTACAGGATAAAGCCAGTACTGACCGGTTCAATCGCATCATACACGATATCTACTATATCAAACTGATCAGCCATATCAATATCCTTTCTCCGTAAGTTTGTCAAACAATATCCGACTTTGCTTCCTGATCCAGTCTTCGGTATGTTCTGAGGCAACGGAAATCACATCCAGATTTTCGATTGCTTCCACATATACAGCGTATGGCATGGCGGCTACACCGACCAATATCCAGCCATCCGAATAGACAGAAGCCAGTTCAGAGACCAATCGTTTCGCTTCACGCATACCAGTATGTTTATCCGTACCTTCTTGAGATTGCTCATAATCCTCTTTTAGCACATTGCCATCATGAATGATTGCATAACCAATAGAGCTGCGAAGATTTCCTGTCCGGTCTTGATAGCTTCCTTTCTTACGGGCTATCTTCACGAACTCTTCCCCAGCACGCTGGAATAAAGCATAGGTACGTGCATTCGCCCAATCATCTACGTTGTACTTAAACCAGCGTTCCACTTCTCTATCGCTCCACATCGGAGTCAAACCACCTTTCTTTGCCATAAGCTACACATAGATTACAGAGTGAGTCTGAAACGGTTCCCAGCTAATGATATCCACATCAAGAGCGATACTGTCAATCCGGATATGCTTCGCATTTTCCACAGGACGGGCCTTTGTCGAGAACTCACCGTGTACGATAAATTCCTTCCCATCGACATTCCGCTTCAATTGCTGTCCGCTATTGGATGGAAAGTATTGCCCTGTGACCTCTATTTCCGTCGGTTCTCCGGCAACCCATTCCCCTTTTACCAATTGTCCGGATTGGATTGTTACTATTGCCTTATGTGAATACCGTCTTACCATCTGTTTCGTGCCCTTCCTTTTGGAACTTCAATCTTATTCCCGATCAATTCTGCTTTCTCCGGTTCTCCACCTTCCCTATACAGCCGTTTTGCCGTAGCGTCATACCAGGAACGAGGATAAGTGATAGAGAGTTTGTTTTCTGTGAAGTCCGGTAAACCACCGACCATTGAATACAGGTCGGCAGCCACCTGCTTTTGTTTTTGAATATCGATTGTCTTACTATCCTCTGTACCTTCAAAACCGCGTCCCGGCAAAACAACGTTATCCAAAAAATCTTCACAATCCGCGAGACCGGGATAAGCCAGTATTGTATCTCGAATCGTCTTAGCCATGATTGTTATTCTCCGTTTTCAGTATCCTGAATCGTCTGATCTTCCGGTTCAACAGTTTCACCTAAGAATGTTGCCGGGATATCATCCGTACCTTCAGTATCTTCAGATGCGTTCCAATCCTGGCCATCCACCTTCATGATGAACATGGCATCCGGATCGTTTACGACAGGGATAGCATTTGCTTCTGCTTTCGTCCATTCCTTGAACGGTTCCAGTTCAGACCATTTGGTAACCAATACCCAATCCTGTTTTACCATGAGGGCAATCTTCTGCAAGGTAGCGGAAGATTCGGCTGCAATCGGTCCGTGCTGGATATCACCAACCTTCAAATCTTCCAAGAAACATACACGTTTACGCTCCCATGGATTGATCGTCTTACGACGATGAGCCTTATCCTCGATACGGACAGACGGATTCACAGTAATGATCTTCACCGGAATTTCCTGTTCGGCCAAATACTCGTTGATAAGATTTTTCGTCACCAATATTTTTGAAGACGAATTAACCCATGCCTTCAATGTGTCGAATGTTGATTTCTGCTTCTTCAACAAAGAGAAGTCAGCCACGTGCATCACTACATAGCGAATCGTTACTCCCTCGGCAGAAGCAGCAACAACCGTATCTTCGATATCCTGCAAGCCGTTAGCCGTTGAAGCGTTGCTCCAATCTACAGAAGATTTACGCTGGTTCTTCTTCGGCATACCGCAACCAACAAACTCAGCCGTAACGACACCGCCATTATTCTTTGCCGACAAATGGAAACCCGCACGGCTCATGAGCTGCATACACCACCATTCGAAACGGGCACGGACGGAGTTATACACGAAATCCTGATCCTTGAAAGCCAGGTTCAGCAATGCCAATTGGTCTGCGTCACCCTGTGCGTCACGTTCCAACTGTTTGTACTCGTTGTAATCACTTTCGTTCATACCACGCTTAACGGCTGTCTTTGGAATATCACCGGACAACTTGCTGATTACCTCGCGCGTCTTCTGCGGAGCGGAAGCGTCAAAAGAGATCACATCTGCCATTACCGGAGCACCCTTCTCGCCGGTCAGTGTCTCCCACTTCAACGAAGTCTTTCTTTTCACCCCGAAGAAGTTCGGGAAAACGACTGGTTTCACATGGCGGGTATTCAAACGAGCCGCCATGTTCTTTTTATTCACCTGTTTAATTAAACTTCTTTCCATATATCAGATTTTAATGGATTACACAAAACGGATAAACGACATTAATGCCTTTAAGTCCTTATCTACCGGGAACGGCATACAGGATTCGTTTACCGTACCTCTTACCAATAACCCGGACTGCTGGTTAGCTACAGTCAAGTCGACTTTATTCATCGTGACGACCAATTCGCCATCATAAGGTAACTTGGCGGCTTTCGCAGCCTGCTTGTCTTTAGCCTGAACCAATACTTGACCTTTTGTTGCAGCCCCGATCGTTGCTGCCAACGTAATCGTATCGAAATCCGCATTACTCTTATCGATAGCTGTGATCTTATCGGAAGCGCCAGTCAAAGCGCCACCAATCGTCACGAAGTCACCCACACCGAACAGATGATTCTTGGCCACCTTATAAGTTGTTTCACTACCAGCATCGGAAGCCATTGCCGTCTTCAATACATGATACAGCCCTGTTTCCGGATCTTTTACTACTATTACAATCGGAGGCAGTTCATCCAACGCCTTGCCATTGAACAAAGCGTTCTGCAAGTCTCTGCGGTCAATCGTCCCGCCACCGATCACATCCTCAATAATCTTTTCAATTCCGGGAGGATACTGGAATTCTCTTTCTCTTTTTCTGTACATAACGTTACACTTTACTTGGATTATTCAATACCCAGGTTTACCACACCGGGATTATTTGCACTATTATCGACGTCCTGATCCATCAGCTTCGCCCAATCCGCTTCGGAACGGTCCTGAAGATTTACGGAACCGGGAGCGTAATCGCCACGAGCCACAGCATCATCGATCGCCTTTTGCTGGATTCCGGTATATTCTTCGGATAGTGCCTTGATCTGATCCTCGATAGACGTTTCAGAAGCCAAATCCACACGTCCCAGCCAGCTATCCGGAAGACCGGCATCTTTCAACTGCTTACGGACTATTTCTTTCTTGGCTTCGTTTGCCGAGTTAGTAATAGAATCGCCTACCTTCTTAGCCATATCATCGACGCTCTTCTTCATACTTTCCAGATAAGCTTTTACTTCCGGGCTAAGATCCTTCAACAGCTCTTCTTCCGTTTTCTTATTCTTATCCGAATCTTCCACCTGTTTACCGTCTTTTAATCCATGTTTTGCTTCGTATGCAGCGACCGCAGCCGTTTCAGCCGTAGTCTTAGCTTCATTCTCCGCTTCCTGGATAGCTGGAAGGATATTTTCTTTGAACAGGTCCACAAAAGCCTCCATTCCTTCAGCTTTTTCGATTTTGAACGTCTTCTGAATACGTTCCGCATACTTCTCTGGCACGCCTTTCGTCTTACATGCCGCCTTGATTAAATCTAAAATTGTCATAAGAGTTTTCTGTTTAAAATATAAGGGAGGGAAAGTTTTTTCTTGCAGGATTCAGAATAAGTGTTCATCTTTGTGGTGTCCTAAATTCTCAGATGGCGGGTAACCGCTGAACATATTTTTGTATTGGTACTCTTGTACCCATACATGAACATATAACATAACGGTTTCGTACCCCCTTGATATGGCTTAATGGCCATAACTGCCATCTGAGGTGTAGGACAAAGGGACAGGCGAAACCGTTCTTTTGTCTATCCACTTACAACAAACAATATTCAATCATGTCCAAACTCAGAGAAAATTGTTTGTCGGGAAATAATAGTACCCAACAACCAACGGCCAAACCCTCCGAAATGGGTAAGTACCCCACTCCTGAACTACAAGCCGCATTCAATACCGGCCGAGAAATCGGAAGAACCGAAGGAATGCTATACTACATCAAACATGCTTCCGAAAATATGCAAAAGGAAGCTGAAAAATTAAATTCGAAATTGCAGACGCAAAAAGCGAAAGTATAGAAGGTATCGCCATCTGCTTCCGGAAAAAGTTTTTCTGATTTATATATTATCTCAGAAAGACGTTACGTGGCAGTTGCGTCAATAGGAAATTTAGAGAGCATTGGGTGTATTCTGTAAACTGCCACTTTACTACAGAATCCCCTTTGCCCTCGCTTTTTTCGGATATATGAAAAAGTTATCACTAAATGCAAGAGAAATCGCGAAAGTAAACAATGTGGCTATCATGGCCGGTAATGATGCAAAGAAGTTGGTTCCCATCAAACCTATTTGTGAAGCACTGGGAATTGATTATGCTTCACAATTTACCAAAATAAAAAATGATGAAGATTTATCTTCAACCGTTGTGCTGAGCACAATAGTTGCTACAGACGGAAAAGAAAGAGAAATGGTATGCTTACCGATGGAATTTATCTTTGGTTGGTTATTTACTATCAATCCCAAAAATGTAAAACCGGAAGCACAAGAGGCTGTCCGAACGTATCGGATGCAATGTTATCATGTCCTATACGAATACTTCGCCTCTTACGCCAGCTTCGTCAATCAAAAGCAGAAACGACAAGCAGAAGACTGGGCCCGTATCCAAATCCTCAAAAAGGAGTTCCATGAAGCGAAGAACAAACTAGCCAAAGCTACAAAGCAAATGAACATGACGGTAGACTACTCATTTGAGCAATGGAAGGCCAACGGGAAACAGCTTATTCTCGACTTTGACAATTAAAATTCCGAAATCGTTAGACAATTAGGAGATTATTTATATTTTTGCAAAAAGAAGGCGATTTATAAGCAAGTCGTGGATTGTAGTTCCACGGGGCTACTTATGAATCGCCTTTCTTCTTTTCCAATAACCTTAAAATATTTATACTATCCGAAATGCTATATAAAGTCGTACTTCCATCGGCTTGTTCTTTTACAAGAATCCAGGATTTTTCATTTTCTATCGTTGTTTCGAATAAGTGAACAATAGCATTATATCCGTGCTTATCATTTCCGCAACCAAGATATTCAGCCTCCTTTATCACAGAAGCTATATCCAAAAGCATTTCATTCTTCTTCTCGTAATATTTGTGTGGCTGGTTCAACCACTCTTTTATACCACGACCGGTAATCTGTATATCTTTCCGAAAATCTTTATTCCGAATAACAGTTTGTTTTAAAGAAGAAGCCTTTTCCTTGATCTCCTTAAATCTCGCTTTACCGGACGCTACTTTAATCGAATCCTTGGGCTTTCCATCCCCCAGCAACCATTCCGCAAACTCCTCATGATCCATCATGACCGGTGTAGCTATACAGATGCAGAACGGATGCCAGCCCGTAAACTTAAAATCCTTCGAGTATTGGCCAGCCTTTGCATCACACACAGGACACGGACCGTGATTCGATGGTGAACGTTCCACCTCATAACCAGTCACGAAGTCCATTTTCTGCCAACGTTCGTAATCGGCAGTTCGAAAAGCCTTATTGGTTTCCGTTGCTGCTAAACGTAGGGCATTTTTGTAAGACGAACGATAAACACCCTGTCCTGGATGATAGTCTTTCATTGGCTGGGATAGAACCAGCTTCCCATTCGCATCCCTTACCCGTCGGAAATGACGGTTGGGTTCGTTTAGCAATTGCCGTATATCTTGGCTGATCAACGCCGACGGACGACCGGAAGACAATCCGGAAGAAAGGTAATACTCCAGATTATCCATGGCCCCGTCCGTTATGTCCCAGACACGGGAGGATATGGTTTTACCAAATTCATCTTTACGTTTCAATAAAGTATTCAGCGCATCGGCATTCCGGGAAAACAATTTTTCCCTTAGCGTAGCGGAGATAGCCATATCCTTAATATAGCCCGTTACCAGTTCATCCGCTTTCCTATTGCCTAAATTCCATACATCGGTAACTGTATTGGATATATTGCTTACGAGCTGCGTGTGTAAATCATCCAACAGACGTTCTATTTGCTTTTCAATAGTAGCATTACCTATCCATACACGGTCGCCGCCATGATCCGACCATTTAGCCAGAAGAGATCCTACCCTACGAACAAACTCGTCAAACGAATACTTTATGCTGCCTTGTTGCCGGAACAGACGTTGCAGGAATTGTCGCTCATGAAATGATAGTTCTTTCATTCTCCATATCCCATTGTCAGACCAACCATGTTATTACGTTGCGCAGCCGTATCCTCCTCTTCCTTCATCAGCTTCATTTCTTCGTCCAAGTCTTCTGTTAGCGGAGAATGAGCCGTAACCGTGCGCTGAGCGTTAATCGGTTTGCCTCCATTGGCAATAGATAAGGTTTGCAGGGTTTCAGCCAAATCTTCCGGCAAAATGGAACCAAATTCCACATCGATCAGGTTGTTCACCAATTGAGGACGGTACTTGATGTTGGTAATATTGCATATCCCAGCCAACACGACCGACACGCAACGCTGAACCACCGGACCGAACGTTTCCATGTTCTCACTCGCCTTGATAGTTGCATCCATCAGCATGAATTTACGAGCGACACCGGACAGGTTGCCAATGCCTTTCAAGTTATCAAAAGAAAGATCCGGCGTAGATGTACCAGCAAATTGTTCGTTTTTCGTTTCTTCCAATTCTTTATCTACAGATGGCTGGGAGCCAGTCCATGTCAAATAATCGGCATCGCCATGATATTCCTTGCCAGATACTTCATCAACCTTAATGGGGAAATTAAGGTCTTTCCCGGTTGTTTCCTTAGAAGGTAAATCAGAATCGCCATACGTTTTCAAGATTGGTTCCGCAAAGTAGTCGTTAGTGTCGGCCATACGGGACAAACGCATTTCCCGCGCATCCATGATACCGGCAACCTCGTCCCATTCCGGTTGGAAAACATCTGCATACACGACCGGAATCTTTCCGAATAGATTGGGAACCTCTTTTATTACCCAGCCACCCATTTCATCGATAGCCGTAATAATCTTATCTGCCGTCCAGATTGTACAACTGTTCCGGATCATACCATTAGAGTTCACTTGGTAACGATGAATAAAGGCATCCATATCGTCGTTATCATCGAAGTGGGGATAAAATTCAGAGAAAGTATTTTCATTACGGGGAACGGAAAGCGTTTTCACCTTCAACTCCGTAATCAAGTTGCCGTCTAATCCTTTGGAAGTATACGGATAGAACACAAGAGCAGCCTTACTTTCAGAAAGTACCTTACGGGCGAACGACTTCAAGACGGATTGCATTTTCAATCGGCGTTCCCATACACGTTTGAATTCTTGAAAACCATCGTTCTGATCAGTTCCCGTAATCGTCATTTGCCCGCCAAACAAGAAGGCGACAGAGGTACGCACCTCCTTTTTCGGAAAGTTGGTAACGATACGTGCTACATCTACGATCTTATCTTCCAGTCGTAACGGCTCACCATTCTTATCTTTCAAGGTTTCCGAATAGACAGCCAACCGTTTCGGTTCACGCCAACCGACAGAGGTCTTACGCCGACGGCGCTCACCGTGGTATTCTTTGTAATATTCTCTTGGTTCCCGGTATTCAATCGTATCGACACATAACGTACTGACTACCTGCCCGAAATCTTCATTTGCAAGAATGTCGTTTATACTTGGCATAATCGTTTTATGCTAAAATATAAAAGCAAATGTTTTTTCGCTGTCAATACGGCCAGTCTAAACAAGTTCACTTTGAAATGTAAAAACCGAGAACAGATATCAAAACGCAAGTATGTGATAGAAAAATATCGGGATTTTATCTAATACGTGTTACAAATATCGGAAAAACACTTTCATTTTGCCACTTATCGTCCTCTTGCGACCCGACGTACAGAGTTAGCCTTACATAACCCGATGAACTCTACATTCTCGGCAAGGATCGTCATACCGTCCGGTGCATCATCATGCTTGTTGCCACCTTCTTTCTTATAGCTGGTAAGCGCTTTCATAAATCGGTCATAGTCCGAACCTTTCTTATACTCACATTCTTCCAGGAAATAACAATGCTTCTTAATCCAACCAGACTTCAACAAGATACGTGTATCCTTATTGGCTGTTGTCGGTTTCGCCTGAATGATACATTTTTCATTCTTTGCCTTTACAGCCTTACGGACATTCAGAGCAAACAGACGGCCGCCGTTATTGCTTTCGATACGCATATTGTCGCAGCGGGTGTCAAGAATCAAGGAAACCAACTTCGGTTCGGTAATCTCGACATTGTCTTTCGTAAACAGGACATCGGTAATGAAATACTTTGTACCGAATACTTTGGCAATCGGTGCACAGAAATCGTCGTCTCCTTCGTCGGCCACATCGGTAGCACCGATCACGCCATCCGGCTGTTTACCTTCGATATCTGCCAGCTTGAAGCGGTTCAATTCTGATTTTGGGAACAACAACCCAATAGCCTCGATCGGTTCCTGCATATACTCGGCACACCAGATGGAATCGTCCGTTTCCTCCCGCAATTCGTGATAATACTCCGTTGTATGCACATCCTCACAGAAAGAACAATCGTTCTCATCCAATGCGGCAATACGGATAATCTCGTCATACTTCCCCATTTCCTCCATACGACCAAGAACATCCGTAGCCGACCAACGGGTACCGATGTCGATCGAACAACAGTTCCCCTCGATACGGGAATCATGTGTTCCCTGCTTCCAAGACCAGACCTTTTCGTTATTGGTGTCAGATAGTGCATCTTCCAAACTCTTATACAAGTCGTCGGTCATGGCCAACATAGACGCACCGAAACCGATTACCGTACCGCCTACACCGGCCCCGAAGTAACTCACCTGTCGGGCAACTTCCAAGCTCCAGCCGTGCACATTCTGTTTATCCCCTCGCAATTGCACATCCGGGAATATCTCTTTGAACCGGGAAGAGCGGACAATGTCGCGTGTATCATAAGATAGTTTATTATACAGTGTATCGGAACAACAGTTGCGCATGACCGACTCTTCCGGGAAATGGCCAAGCATCCACGAAATGAACAAGGATGATATATAGGACTTCCCGGCACGTGGCGGCATGGAGACGGCCAGCCGACGAATCACACCCGACAAATACGATTCGTACACCCGCGTAAAAGCGTCCGCCACCTTCTTCAAAAACAAACGCTTAGCGAAGAACTTAGGATCATGATATAAACAATAGGCCCAGAAATCATTCCGAGCCTCCCGTTTGCGCAATATGGTCGCAGCCTTCGCCTGTCTGATCAATATTTCTCTCTTACTCCTTTTCGCCACGGATAATTGCTGCTAGTTCTTCATCTGACATCGATTCCAATTCATCACCCAGTTTGACCTGGTTCTCCACTTCTTTCTTATCACGCCACTTGCCAGGTTGCCGGTTCTTCAGCCAGAAAATGGCGGCAGTTGTGTCCGGAGGGTAATGTTCGATATACTCCACCTTATCCGTAATCTTACCCTCGTTGGTAGCGAACTTCGTCGCTCTGGCATCGTAACCAATCGCACGGCTATAAAGTCTCGATGCTACATTTGCATCTGCTACAGCTTTTCCCTTTTTTAAGGACTCAAGAAATTGAGGAAACTTCTTCTTCCAACTATTCAACGTTTGTTCCGAAACAGAGAAGAATTCAGCAATCTCCTTATCTGTTGCACCTAACAGACAAAGTTTTAGAGCCTGCTCTGCATATTCTTCTCTATATTCAGACTTACGCCCCCTACTTTTCTTTTTTACTTCATTCTTCTCTGACATACCTAACCAAAACTAACGAATCGGGACAATTCCGCCTTCAACTCAGGTAAACTTCCATTATCTAAATAGAAAGAAGAGCGCATTTTACCTTCTTTCTTTACACCACGCATTGACTTACACAAGTGTTCTCCTTCTAGCACTATACCCATTGCCAAAGGTGGATATTCCGAACCTAACGCTTCTTGAATCATCACAATGATATCTTTCGCCAATCGCTCTTGTACCTGTAATCGTGCCGCACAATAATCAACAACACGACCAACTTTCGATATGCCCAATATCTTACCTTTGGGATTAGGAATATAAGCAAACCAATACTTCCCAAAGAAAGGCATCATGTGATGTTCACACATTGAATAAAATCCACCTGAATCTGCGATAACACTATTACAAGAAAGACCATCCACTCCATTAGGAAAAACCGTTATTTTAGGCACCAGTGCCAGATCATATCCACGAAAGATCTCTTTCCACATTCTTATGATACGATCCGGTGTTCCTTTTAATCCTTCTCTACAAGGGTCCTCACCGATAAAAGAAAGGATCGTTCTTATCGCACATTCAATATCTTGTGTGTTTGTAAGCTTAACTTCCATTTTGAGTTTGTTTTGATAAAATTGATTGTTTTATTCAAAATTTCTGCGTTCTTGGCTTTGTCTTTGACATCGCACGGTTGCAAATAATAGCTATCTTCATAAGTGGTTGACAAATTGTCATATTGACTCATATCTTGTCCTCGATATACCACTTTCAGCTCATCTATACGCTGGATTCTGACTTCCTTATATTTGGGGCTGCATGTGATCCAGTCTATCATAGATTCCAAACCATCTCTGAGCAACAACGTTCCGTTGGTTTCAATCTGTACATACTTTTTCGCTTCGTGCATTTTATAAATAAGTGAAGCTGAGAGTTGCATTGTTGGTTCTCCACCTGTGATTACGATATGTTTTGCCGGATATTTTTCTATTTCCTGCATTATCTCATCTTCGGTAAGCTCTTTGTATGATTTATGATCTGTATCGCAAAAATCGCAAGCCAAATTACATCCAGCAAAACGAATAAACACGGATGGAGTTCCTGTAAACCGTCCCTCTCCTTGAATGGAGTAGAAAATCTCATTTACTTTCATAATTCTTCCTCCTCTTCTTTATCTTTTACATAAACAGCAATATTACCTTCGCTTTCCTGCACTTTTGTTTTGTAACACTCTGGAATCTGTTCTGTAATCCATTTAGCGATATTTTCTGCAGTTGGATTGAATGGTAATAGTTCATTGAAATTGCCATGGTCAAGCCAGGAATGAATCTTTTCTTTGATGTGCTTGAAATCCACCACCATCCCGTCCGCATTGACTTCCTTTGCCTTACAAAATACGGTAACAATCCAATTATGACCGTGTAAATTCTCACATTTACTTTTGTAGGAGAGGGTTAACCTGTGACAACCTGCAATCTCCATTTTTTTTGATACGTAATACATAACCATTTATCTTAGTATATTTTAAATTAATCGTCCTCATATATGGTGGTATCAATTATTCCAGCTTCCCATAACGCCTCCTTGCGTTCTAAGCATGTGGCACATTTTCCGCAATGTTTCTTTCCTCCCTTATAGCAAGAATACGTCTTTGAGTAATCAATATCTAATTTCTTTCCATGAGTAGCTATATCCGACTTCGTTATATTAGTGTACGGGGCATCAATCGTGATCCCACCATACGTTCCATTACGCATAGCAGTTGACATAGCTGTTATAAAAGCGTCCGTACAATCCGGATATAACGAATGATCGCCTGAATGATTCGCTATAAAGACTTTTCCCAATCCTCGGCTCTCAGCAATACCGCACGCTATGGATAACATGATTCCGTTACGGAAAGGCACAACGGTCGATACCATATTCTCGATCTCGTACCGCCCATCAGGAATAGCCTCTGCCCCTTCCAATAGTGCGCTTTTGAAATAGTTGTGTATAAACCTCAACGGTATCACGATATGCTCAACCCTTAACCTCTCACAATGATACGATGCAAACCCGATTTCCATTTTGTTATGGCTGCTTCCGTAGTCGAACGTGATAGCCAGTGATATTCTCTCTATTTTCTCATACAGAAGGGTAACAGAATCCATACCTCCCGATAAAATTATCAAACTATCTTTCATATTATCTTATTAAATTATCTATTATAAATACCTTTCGACGTATCTCTGATACTTCACCCACTCACTAAAATTACGCCTATTAGCCAGATCGTGATCTTTTACCCTCATACCTTTCGGCGGATCTTGATATATCATCTTTTCACCATCGAATGAGTAAATCTGCCCGAATCTTGCACCAGATAACCAAGTCGTGCTATCTACACTGTCAAACCTTAAATACTTAAGGTATGTCGTATTCGTGAACCCAAGCCCATGGATACGGGAACCGGCCGTGTGCGCCTGGTCTATGAACCATTTAAGGATCATCGGGTTCTTTCTTATCTTTCTGCCCTCATCGGTGGCCAATGTCGTACCAATAGCTACATAAGGATAATCCTCGCACATCTTGACAAAATAATCCTTTCCCCTATTGGAATGCCAAACCGGGATAGGGTTCCTGCCAGTCCTATCCTTGAGGTATTCTCGGTAATACTCAACCTTATCAATCCCAACAACAATATCTATATCAAGCTCAAAAAATAGCCTTATATTGTTTTTGTAGACAAAATCCGCGTATTTCCTTACATATCCATCCCAATCGAAATTATTGTTCTTCCCGGAGAACGCGGAAAAAGCCCCACTATCCAAAATATGTCTATCCTGGTAGACGAAACTATCGCAATTTCCTGACTTATGCTCCCAGAAAGAACTTAAAAGATAAATATCTTTTGTATCTAAATTCCACCGCTTGGCACATGTTTTATAACTGGCTAAATATAGGATCATAGCTCTATTTCCTTTCCACAATGAGGGCAAACCATCGTCTTTCTTTTATTCTCAACCTTATCTGCTCCCTCAAAGAAGCGGTCTACATCTGTCGGTATATCATCAAATGGAAGCTCCAACTCCCAATCACCAAGCTCGTCAATACCAAAATCTTCAACTACAGTTGCAAAATCGAACATAGAAGTATCTGATGTATGGTTATCAGCCAGAGCCAAAAGCTTTCTTTTTTCATCCTCTGTAGACAAATCCGTTCTTCTGATCGCTATCAATTCATTTCCATCAGACTCTACAATTCGGACTTTCAACCCCAGTTCTAAAGCCTGCTCATAAACGCCATTCCCGGCAATAATAACATCGTTCTTATCCAGAAGAATAGAACGACCGGTTCCACAGTCCTCCAGGCTCTTTTTAATAAGTCTTTTATTCTTATCCGTGTGGATACGATAATTCCGAGGGTCATACTTCAATTCAGCCATAACTTTTATTCTAAAATATAACAGAGAAATCTATTAACCTAAATACAGTTGCAGTTCCCGGATAGCCTGTTCCACGCTCCGAACAATCACATACTTACTACCCGCCATCTCAACCTGGCGTTGGTATTCCTTTTGCTCTGCAGACTGTTTACCTGTAGATGTCTTGAACTCTAGACAAAGAGAAGCATATCCCTTTTTCGGTATCTGAAGGATTACATCGGCCACTCCACGTTTAACGCCTTGGCGCTTCATATTAGCCGCTTCTATTTTATGCCGGCTGCCACCGTTCGGGACTGCAAAAAGAAGTCGATCCGGCAAATTAGGAAAGAATAAAGGAACCTTGCTGAAAAACTCCGACTGAATCCGAGCTTCTTCGTTATCATGGTGTTGCTTTTGTTTTGGAGGGTTCTTTTTATCAGAGTAACAGTTATAGCAGATATGTCCTTCTTCTGTTTTGATCACAGAAACTGTTTCCCGGCCACAGGCTATACATTTTTGCGTTTTCATATCTTAGTTTCATATAAGATATAAAGAACAGAAAGAAAGCCCTCAGGATTACCAAGGACTTTCTTAACTCACTTCTTTCGTGATTTGAGCTATTCCGACTGGTCATTCGGTTTTTCCGAACAACTGATTTTTATTTCGTCGTTGATTCGGAACATACTATCACTGATAAAATCGTATATCTTATACATTAGTTCCGGTTCTTGCGGAACTGGTTGATAAACATATACCCTCTTTCCTGCACCTTTCATCCATCCTGCCTCTGTATTAGCAGATCGACCACAAGGGAGAACCATTACACATACGTCGGCCCATTTCATACCATTAAAGTCTGATTCAAACCCTTCAATGGCAATATGATGCTTTAATGCGTGTTTATACATTTGGATATCCCATTTTTCCCAGTTCTTATCTATGTCAGACCACGAAAAGCCACCACGCCCATGAGGAGGATTTTTGAAGTCATAAACCTCATGTCCTACATCCCGGAGAAACTTCACAACGTCCTGTTGAAATGAGTTTCTCCAACTACTTGCTACATATATTTTTGCCATATTATTTTTATTTGTTTCTTTGTAAAAAAAATCATATGAAAACACTACTTATCATTTTAGGGATTATTTTAGGTTTAATAGGTACTTTATTATCCATTTTCATACCAATGAAAAAATATAAAGAAGATCCTGCTGTAGTTCGAGACTACCTTCTATACCATGCATGTTCTGAACTTTCAAAAGAAAACAGTATTTCTGTTGAACAGAAGCGTAACTTTGAACATTATGAAAAGAATGTTTGGCCGCATAATAAAAAAATTAAACGCTGGTTCATCTTCGGAATACTATTAATCGTTTTAGCCACTATAATAAGTTTGTGTGTTATTTTTTTATAAGAGTTTATTTATAAAGCCCTTAATATACGGGCAATTACGGTCGAAATCAGACTTGTGTTTACACATCTGGTCATTGTCTTTTGAGAGGTTTGGACAACTTTTCCAGTGCGCCTCAATAGCTTTTCGACGCTCATAGGTAACACCTTCGTTAAAGCCATTGGCAGCGCATCCCAGCAAAGCTGATCGGGGCCAAGTTTTTATCAAATCTTCCTTAATACGATCAACTACTTTATTTGAAGCCAAAAGCCTCGCTTGACCAATTGTTTCTATGATTCGTTATTTTTTTAAATTGAATTTTCTGTTGTAGAACTTCGTCTGCATAAAACTGATCGAAACTCTTGTCGCTTATCCACCAATTGAAGCCAAATTCCGCATCGGTAAAATTGTGATTGATATATCCGGCATCAATGAGTTTTTGAATTGTTTGTACCCATTTCCTACGAACATGAGGAAACCGCTTTATATCTTTCAGCTTTTGTTTTCGGTTTGCCATCGGGCAAAGAATACAACCTATTCGCTTATATCCTTCATCGTACAAAGAACAGTGTTCTATTCCATTTCCATTCAGAAAGCCCCACACATCTCTGTCTGTCCAATGGATAATCGGAGAAACAAGAATCTTGTCCTTACCTTTAACACAAGTAACCATCTTTTCTTTATGCTCAGAAAATTGGTCGAAGTTCCCGCTGAATTTACGGCCGCTAATCTCAATTTCTTCACGTTTGGAACGCTGCACACTTTCAGTTTTACGAATGCCGATCAAGGTAACTTTCCCTGCACCGGACATTTCTTTAAATTCAGCGCAACACCAGCGAAACGTCCTTGTTGGAATAAAGTGCTTCTTTAGAGCCATATCATAAACCGACATCGTTGGCTTTATCAGCTCTACATCCGGATAGTTCTGTTTCACAAACCGAATGACTTCCGGAGGGTCAACAGATGTAAGATTCATGTGAGCCTTAAACTTTACACCAGCCATCTTTGCGATGTGATAAAGTGCTTGACTATCTTTTCCACCGGAAAAGGCCAAATAAAAGCCATTCTCCGGATCATAATCAAGCGCCATCTTCTCGCACTTACGCAGCAGTGCAATGGAGTAGTTTATTTTGTCCTGTAACATTGTCTGTTTATTTGTTATGAATCAGATAAATATTTTATCAAACTCTCTTTGTCTTTAAAAAGTCTTTTATCCCATTTGGGATAATTATTTCTGGGTACACTAAGTCCATCTGACAGCTTATAAACCATAAGAAAACTATCATCAGTATAGGATATTTCGATGATTATTTTGCTTATAGTTGTATGGATAATGTCATCCCCACTCAGATAGCATACGCTATCTCCTACGTTAAATTCAGTATCTATATTCATACCTTTTTAATTTTTATCTTCTTTCTTGATCTTAATCTTATCAATCATCCTTTGATATTTATCGGCCACATAATTACAGTGTATTGCCAAGTTCCGGTCTCGTTCTTTTTCGAGACGCTTTATTTCTTCAATCATCCAATCTTTCATATCACATCTTTTTGTCATTTTTCGCATGATTCAAACGCTTTTTCAAATACTTCCGCCCTAAGCATATTGTTTGCTATGGCCTGAAAAGCGTTTGCAATTTCTGGCAACTCATTCAAATTCACATGTATCTCTTTGGGGGTAAGTACCTCTGTAAGCTCCCTTGCAAAGTGCAGCATCTTATCCATGGTGAGATACCGAAGGGGATTGTAAGCCAGTGGGGCGTATTTGCTTATGGCGGTAAAGAAATCCCGGATGGTAATTTGGGATGTCTGGCATAACATGTCCACCGTAGAGCAAATGGAAAGGGCTTTGTTCAAATCTTCATGGCATCCGGCATTATGCAATGCCTGGCTGACGGTAAATCCATAGCGATCTATATGAGGCTTGATATCGTCCTCCATGCTCTGCGTAATGAGGGCCATGGCTTCCGCGTTTACACCTGCGATCCGGCATATTTGTCTGTTGTATGCGGCCATTTGGCGGTCCATGCTGTTGATCAGCATTTTGACCTTTTGGCGATAAAGTCCGCATCCCTTGATGTGATCGGAAAGCTGCATTTCGAAATTATACACTTGGTCGTTGACGAATAGGACGATATATGTCAGACTCGTAACAAGACCGCCGGTATCCTTGTCTATTTCGTCCCAACTGTTATATTGTTTCATATCTATGAGTTAATAATTCTACTTCTGTGCATCTTATCCATTTAGCACTTCTTGATAAACACAGTTCGTGAGTGATTCGATTGATGTCATACACTTCTCTGATTTTACCCTTGTATCGGACTTTGCTACCGATACGGCATTGGGTGTTGAATACGTTTATTTTCATGATATTGGTCGCTTAAAAAGGAGCGTCATTTTCTTCTACAAGTCTATAAGATTGATCCATTTCATAAAAATGAGTTGTTTTAGGGCTGAATTGAACAATAAATTTCTCAAGGCCAATATTTCTGCCTTTCGCAATATCGATCATTGCGGTTCCTTTCGTTTCTGCATTTTGAAAAGGCTCAGGGTAAAATTTGCCATATAATTCCGGCCTATAAATCAAAATGACAACATCTGCAGCTTCCCCGATCTGCCCGGAATCGCGAAGGCGGGCAAGAGAAGGGATAGGATTAATGGAATCCCTGTTTAGTTGTGATAAAGCAATTATCCAAATGTCCAGTTCTTTTGCTAAATTTTTCAATCGTCTTGCTGCTTCTCCCATCATTTGCTCCTTATTGCTCCCTTTCATGTTTACTGTTAGAATTTGCAAGTAATCCACAATAGCCCCTGTGATGCCGTATTTCAGCTTCATTGTTCTAATGGATGCGAGTATCGTATCAATGTTAGAAGTGCTCCTATCGTCAAAAAAAACAGGTTTTCCGGCAAGTTTTCCAATGCCTCTGTCTATCCTGTCGAATTGCTCCGGTGAAAGGCGTGAATACATGATCTCATTTGCGGGTATTCCTGATTCGATTGAGATCATCCTAGCGGCGATTTGCTCTTTCTTCATTTCCATAGAGTAAAATGCCACTCCGTCCCCATAACAAGCCGAAGAAAGGGCAAATGCTATTGATAAACTCGTCTTACCGGAAGATGTATCAGCCGCAATGATAATCAAATCGGATTTTTGTAATCCTCCGCTTCTCCCGTCAATTTTTGAGAATCCGGTGGGGGTTCCAGTCAGTTTTTTATCACCGGATGAATTAAACTCCATTTGTTTTGTCACTTCACGTACAGCATCGTCAATTGTAGACATATTGCTTTTTGAAGATTGGAACACGGATTTAAGGGATTCTTCCGCTTCTGACATGATATCGACGATATCTTCCGATTCGCTGAAGGCTTTATTCTGCATGGTCATGCCGATTTCTATAAATCTGCGCCTTTTCTCCTTATCATGCAATAATGCTGCATGTTGGTAAATATCGTTTGTGTAATAACTCGAAATCTGACTGATAGCAAACAAATCGACGGATTCGTTCTTTTTTCTCATTTCGTTTGTGACAGTGATCAAGTCTGGACTTTCTCCTCTGGAGTCTATTGCGATAATGGCTTTGTAGACTTGATTGTTTAAGTTATCATAGAAACAATTAGGAGACAATATTTCTCTCACCTCGTTCAGTGCATTGCGATCGGACATAATTGTTCCCAAAACTACTTTTTCAGCATCTGTATCATGCGGCATAACTCTGTTATCCATACTCTTTCTTTTTAATTTCCATGATTGTTTGGTATACACTGTTTTTATAGCGGGTGATATAGCTGTCGTTGTTTATTTTTCTCACTATATCTGTCAGCATACTCTTATTCATCTTCGCAAGAGATTCAACTTCTTGATCTGTGGGCTGTGAAGGCATTTTCAACAACAAAGGGCCATTGTCCTCCAAGAATTTTCTAAACCTTTCCTGTAGCGGCGTAAGCTGCTCCGGCTCCGGATTGACATTTCTTTGTTTATAGACTTTATTTTGCGGTTGGTCTAAGGCCTTTTTGAATGTGCTAACCCAATCGATGTTTTTGGTCTTGCTGATCTTTTTCCTTTTCCAACCGGCTTCTTGGCTCCAATAGTCTTCAAATGCTTTTTTTAGGGACAATACGATGTCCAACTCTGGATGATATTTTT